TAATTTAGATGCTAAAAATCTAGCCGATATAGGAACTGCACCAGTAACAGATTACGCTAAAACTCTTTTAGATGATACTACCGCTGCTGCTGCTAGAACTACATTAGGTTTAGCTATCGGTTCAGAGGTTCAAGCCTTTGATGCTGATTTAACTGATATTGCGGCATTAACTTGTGCCAGGGGTGATATACTAGTTGGCAACTCTAGTTCGGATTGGGCTAATTTACCTATAGGGACTGCCAATAAGGTTTTAGTTAGTGATGGTACTAATCCAGTATGGTCAGACAACTTAGCAACAACAACAATAGGTGGTCAATCATTATTGCCACAGCAAATAACAATTTCAAACGGAACTGATGCAGATCATGATATTGATTTTACAGCTGGCAACTTTAATTTTGACGATGGATCAGGGCAAGCGGTAGCAACTGCATTAACTAAGCAACTTGATGCTGCTTGGGTCGCTGGTGATAATGCTGGTGGCTTAGATACTGGCTCGGTTGCTACAGATACGACTTATTATTGTTTTGCAATTTACAATCCTGCAACTCAAACAAGTGATTTTTTATTTTCCACCTCTTCATCTTCTCCTACTATGCCAAGCGGTTATACTAAGAAAAAAAGAATAGCAAGTTTATTGACTGATGGGTCAGGAAATATTAGAAATGGCAATTACACTTTTTTTGATAGTGGCTATAGATTTATATATAATACTATATTAGCAGCTTTTACAGCAGCATCTCCTGTATCAGGCACCGATTTAAGTTTAGACTGCCCACCAAATACCTTCGTGTTACTTTCTGGCTCTATGGCTCATACTGGTTATTTTTCTTGGTATTCTGTAAACTCAAAAATAGAGGGTGGTGAAGTTATATGTGGTGTTGTTGGTAATGTTCTCGCTGCAAGATCTTCAATTACTCCGCCTTTTCCAATATTGGCTGATTCTAGTTCCGATATCCAGCATGGCTATGTTTCTGGCAGTGGTCCATCATCGGTTGATTTAGATTTATACGGTTGGATTGAATATTTATAAATAAAATTATGACATACTTAAAAAACAAAACAACAAACGAAATAATCAAACAAGAGGGTGGTTATTTACAACTTAGTAAAAACATTAGAGATCAATTCATTGAGGCAAATCAAGAAGAGGTTGACTTTTATTTATTACAAGAAGCTAGAGATGTTAGACTTGGAGAATTAACCACTTATCACGCATCTGACGAAGTTAGAATCTTAACTATAAACGGAGTCTTTAAGGTAACCACTGATTACGAATCTTCAAGACAATATTTCTCTGAATTAGTTAATAAAAGTATTAATTCTGTTAATGCTAAAAATGATATTCAAAGACTAGCTGGAAAAGTTGAAACCCATACTACCGATAATGTAATTATTGATTGGTTGCTTAACGGACAAACAGTCCAAGTGCCAGTTACACTGTTAAGGATTGCACAATATCAAATAGGAGAAATTGTTGATAATAATTATTTACAATTTGAGACTCACTCTGTCAATATAAAAAATATAGCTGATTTAGAAAACAACCCTTTAGTTGAAAATGAAGTTATACAAGATAGGATTAATCAAATTAACTCTTATGACTTCACTGCTGGTTATTTAAAAAATCAAGCCCTTAATTTTACAATTTAATAAATTGGTAATGAAACTACAAAACGGAGATCAACTATATTATCAAACTAAACTAACCAAAAGGAATATATGGAATTTTCCTTTTAGGTTTGTAATTCAGATCGTTAGGAGAAAATCTATTACAGTTAATCATAAAAGCTATAGATTTGAACATATGAATGTCCATGTGGATGGTTATATTTACGAATCATTAGGCAAGGCTTACTGGGATCATTCAAAGAAAGGAACTATAAAAACGCCTACTGGATACAGATTATCCGTTAATGACAAAGATACTGAAATAATAATATTAAGATTAAAAAACCCTCTTTCCACCGATGAAGCAGGAAAGTTAAAAAAAGACTATGAAATTAATCTCAACAGAAAATACAGCATTGCAGAGGCTACCATATCATGGCTTGAAAATTGGTTGCCAGAAAAACTAAGGAAGGATTGGTTCAGAGAATCAACCACCGATGAGTTTTTTTGTTCTAAATATGTCAATATGGGATTTTATAATATAATGAGACTTAAAATTTTGCCAAGATTATTTACCCCAAACGAGTCTTTTATACATTGGCTACCCAAATGTGAAATAATCAAATATGAAATGGACTAATTTAAGAGATATATCATTATTTATTTCCGCCATAATCTTTGGCTCAATGGCTTTCTTGAGTTACTTTGATAAAGGAAAATCTATTTCTGCACACAACATTAATAACGCAAAGATCCAAGCCGTCTTGCAAGAGGGTATTAAATATTGTGGCATAGGTTATTATTCAAGCCTATTCGATATTAAAGACCATTTAACTAACACAGGGTCAAAAAAAGCTACAATGATTGAGCAATATGGATGGCTACCAATTATAGGTAAGGGTTGGAAAGTTACGCCCACTAAAACCTTCAATAAAAACTGGTCTAAGTCAATATCTATTGACGATAAGTTAAGTCTTGATTTTATTCATTCTTTCAAAGATACAAAGCCTGTTTATTACCCTAACATTAAAACTATTCAACATATACCATTAATTAATCAACTACTAAAAAGGTCAGATGTTAACCCTAGATCTGCAAGTGTGGTCGTTGTTAAGGAAAATTCTAATATAATTTATGCTAATATTCTTTCTAATACTGATCCGAAAAACCAAAAATGCGAAAACCAGAAAGGATATAAAATCCTTCAAAAGACGGCGAACTTTATTAAGGATTTATTATGATAAACGAGACAGGAACTATAATAAAAATCTTAAATAATTCAGACTACCTAATATTTCTATTTTTATTTGGATTAGCTATGGTTTTACTTACTTTAAGTTTAAAAAAGAGGTATGAAAATTATATTAATGAAGTTTTTAATAAGAAGTTAGAAGTTTTGATTGAAGGTGGAAAACAAGCAGATTTAAGATATAAGGATTTTGAAAAAGATATGGTCAAAATGAAAGAGGATGTGTCAAAGATGAAAGACTGCGTACATTCCTTAAAAGGATCATATAAAATGTTTGAAGCTTTTACTAAGAAATGAAAGAGGATTTAAAAGAGACAGTTAAGGAGTTTTTAGTAATTCCTATGTTTTCTTATTTTGATAGACATAGGAGGCAAGGGAGGATATTTTTTAGGGGTTTGATATGCTCGCTACAACTATTTGCTATTATTTACGCTATTATTTATGGAATTATTACAGGTGTGGGGTCGATAATTATATTAAAAGGGTACTTTCTTGACATTATCAATAATTTAATTAAAATATCAAGTGATTGTAATCTAATTTAAATCATGAGCAAGAAACAAAAAACCATAACAACTAATCAGCCAGTAACATTATTTCAAAATGTAGTTGGTCACACTTCTTCAAAAAGGGTTTCTGGTATTATATGTTTATTAGTAGGTGCAATATTACTTACTTACAATATAATATTTGGCATTCATAATAAAACAGCGGTAGAATTTGACAAGATAACCGATGCAATATCTATATTTTTTTGGGCTGGCTCTGGCTTACTTGGTGTTAGTGTAACTGAATATTTTGGAAAACTTAATCCATTTAAAAAATGATTCGCTATATTATAGGGTCAGTCTTTGGTGGTTTTATTGCTTTAATAAGTGCTTACTTTAAAGGTAAATCAGTTGTTAAGGAGCAAGTAAGAGTTAAAGAGTTAGAAAAAGAAATTGATAATCAAAATGAAGTTAAAAAGATTAAAAAGCGAGTTAATAAAAGTAAGTCTGATTCTAGGAATACTAAGCTTAACAGGTTGCGTAAAAGAGTTAAAGCCAAATAAAGTTGATAACTTTTGCGAATGGGCTTTGCCCTTAGACCTGACAGAAAAAGATTTTAACTTCCTAGAAAAACAAGCTAGTATTAAATTAATAGATGTGCTAGATGTATATAATACAGAATTTAATATTCAATGCAATGAAAACTAATATAATTTATATCCTATTATCATTCTTAGTTTTAGCATCCGCAATAGTTGCAGCAGATAAAGCATATGGAGTAGAGTATAAGCCATTTATTGGCAAATCAGTAACTTACTACAACACAGATAGCACTCAAATTAACAAGAACGAGCATTTAAGCCGCATAGGCGACTATTTAAAAGGGGGTCATGTAGGTCTATCCATATTTAAAAATAACAGCTTTATTAGCTGTGCTAGCAACCGATTATTACAACAACCAACCAAGATTAGATTTTTAAGTGGTCATATCGAAAGAAAATTCTTAAACGACACTTGCTCTTTAGGAAATTCTTTTCCTTCAAGATTTGGCAGATGGTCATCCTCTATTGCTTTATCAAGTGTAAATGTTTATGATAAATATAGTGGCGTAACCACTAGAAAATCAGCCTTCATTAAAGGTTTAGGTGCTGGTTTATTTAGGGGCAAGAATTACTACGGCGCATATTGGTTTGACCGTAACAACGAACTAGGCTTTAAAAATGCTTTTGGCTTAGTTTATAATAGATATTTCTAATGGACGACGAATTAACTTTTTAAAATGACTAAAATATTTAGTATTATATTATTAACAACTATATTTACTTGTGAAAGCTATGCTAATTCCTTTGGTGCAGAATATATCCGTAATTATGATGGTGACACGGTAACCGTAAACCTTAATTGCGGCACTGATTATTTTTGTAGGAATAGATCTGTTAGGATTTACGGAATAGACACGCCAGAAATACGAACTAAAGACAGATGCGAAAAAAGAAAGGCAATATTAGCTAAAATATTTGTTAGTGATAAACTATCTGGTGCAACTGAAATCATAGCCCATGATTGCCTACATGGCAAATATCATAGGGAAGTCTGCGAGATCATTTACGATGGTCATAATCTAGGTGAAGAGCTAATAGCTAATGGCTTAGCTTATCCTTATTTTGGCAAAACTAAGCAAAAAATTAATTGGTGTGAATAATGTTTTGGGAAAAAAAGAATTTAGAAAAGATAACCACTAAAAACTTTCATTATAGTGAGTTTTTTTATAGTGTAAAAGCAAGGTTAAACGGTATAAATAATGACACTAGCAATCTAGCGGTATTAAGGAACTTAAAATACACAGCAAAGCAGATGCAGAAGATCAGGGATTTATTAGGTTTCCCCATCACGATAACAAGCGGTTATAGATGTGAAGATTTAAATGATTTAGTTGGTGGATCAAAAGGGAGTTATCACCTAATCGGACAAGCGGCAGATTTTATATGCCCTAGATTTGGCGATGCTACTGATATAATTAGAAAAATAAAAGATAGTAACATCCTTATAGATCAATGTATTGCGGAATATAGAAACGGCGATCAATGGGTTCACGCTTCTTTTTTAAAACAACCTAGAAAAAGCTTCTTGGTTTATAAAGACGGTAAATATTCTGTTATAAATTAATATATAACTTTTCTTTAACCACTTTCTTTTTTTCTTCTGAGTTATTAAACAGACTAAGTTTATCTATTTCAAATAATACTTTATGCGGTGCATTATACTCACTCATAAAACAAGTATATTTATTAATATCCGTAAACTTCTTTTCTTATTTTTAATGCGTTATCTAGTGTTTTTGTATATCTTGATTTTCTATTTCCTATAAATATCCTGTAATTACTAGTTGGTTTAGGTATGTAACCAGTTATATCAAAAATATAATCTAAACCAATATTACTTTTTGGTCTTTGATTTCTATTTTGCTCTGCTCTTGTTACAAATCGACAATTTTTAGGTTCATAATTTCCTTTCGGGTTTATTCTGTCAATAGTTAAGGTGTCTTTATATCCATTATCTAAGCACCATTTTTCAAAATTAAAAAAACCATTCTCTTTATTTAACCATTCTTCACAAATAATTACTCCTTTTGCACCATAGTTTTTATAGTCTTTACAGGATTTTCTATAACATCTTTTTTTCATTCCTGACCATTTGCTGTATAATGGGCTTTTTGTTTTATCATCTCTTACCCATTTAAAAGAGTTGTTATTTAATTCTCTTTTAACACACATTCCACACAAACCTTTTACAGCATACCTTTTTTCAACAATGCCTTTTTTAGTTTTATATCTATTTAAAGCACCATAAAGAGAGATATCTCTTTTGCAATTTTTACAAAATTTCATTTTTAAATAAATTATAAGATTAATAACTTATAACTATAATATATTTAAGAAACAAATTAGTCAATAAAAATATATCTATACTCCGCAAAGATCAAAGAAATATTTTGCTCGTGGCTTTACTTCTAGCATCTTTCTTAATAGATCAACAGCTATCTTATTTTTAGAACCCATATAAGGCACTCTAAGATTTTTTATGTTTTCTGGTATTATCGGATATCCGAATAAATCATATCTCATTAAGTATTATTTAAAATATAATTATTTAACTCTTCAACTGTCTTGCCAATTCTCTCAGCTTCATACTTAGGATAGTCACCCTGTAAAATCTGACTATATACTCTTAATCTAACCTGCCTTACTAATTCATCTTGATCACCATATTTAGCTTCCCATGTTTTAACTCCTATATGATGAATCCCCTCTTCCCCTCTATGGTGATTATAGCAAATTGGCATAATATCGTAGTTACTACTTTTAGCCCCGTAGCCTCTGTTTTTAGTGTTATGATGTAGCTCTGGTATTCCACCACAGATTAAACAGCCTAACTCGGCCACCATTCCCATGTATGCTCTTTCTTCTTTACTAGCCCTCTTTTTCATTTTATCACTTCTCTAAATTCATAATTAATATAATCTTCATCACTCCTAAATATGTATAAAAGCAATTTCTTTTTTATTCTGTAAACTGGATTTTCAGCGGTTATTTTACTTTTTAAATCCTCCACAATAACCTTGTCGCCCTCCTTATAAACAAAGTCAGCAACATAATTTATTGATCTATGCTTTACCCCTTGACTGTCAGTAAAAGATGATTGTAATTCAAACGCAACTTGCAATTGTAAATCAGATATGTTTTTAACTTTCTCAAGTAATTTAAGATCTGTATATCTCTTTCCCTCTGCCTTAGAGTCAAATTTTATACCATCAATTATTGTTGGTATATTATTATATTTAAAACGCTTTCTCATAATTATTTTAATTTAGGTTGTTTAACTATCCTGCTTAACAAGCCTTTCTTTACTTTTTCGCTTGACTTCTCAATACTGTCGCAATTCTCTTTAACAAAGGAGGTAAATATATTTTGAAATTGTCTTGTTTGTTCTTCTGCTATCTCACACACATTATTAAGACTCATAGATATTATAGTGTTTATAAAATCTTGGTCTAGCTTTAAATCAAGACTCATATTACCTTTATCTGTTTTAGTTTGTTTAAAAGCCACACTACCAACATAATAATATATTTTATAATTCTTTCCATAACTACACTCTTCTATTTCCTCAAAAAACCCTTTTGTCTTTAGAAATTCATTTTTAAGCTTTAATATTTCCTCGTTTTCTTCTGGATTATTATACTCTTTAGTTTCAAAAGTCTTACAAACTGAACTTATATTTAAACTATTTATTTTCATAATTATTTTATTAAATTTTTAAAATCATTGTATCTATTTCTATATTCTTCACTTATACATAATGAAAAACCCATATTCATAGCCCATAAGTCAATTGCTTTTAATATTTCTATCATTTTTTCTTTAGAGCAATCTCTAATCCTGCCTAACTCTTTTTGATTTTGGCGAGCCTCAATTAATTCTTCAACCGTCGCATCTGGTACTAACTTTTTTAAATTACTAAGATTTATTTTTACATATATTAAAGCCTCCTCTTTTGTTATTTTTCTAAAATAGCCAGCTTGAGCCTTTAAAACCTCCTTAAAACTATCCTTGTTATGCACAATCTTGCCATATTTACAATTTCCAGTCTCCGCTAAGTGTTTATTATATTGAGGCAATAAAACTTCTACTGCAAAATGGAAAGCATTATTCTGGGGTGTAGTCTTACCTCCTTGATTGCAACTAGAATATGAATCTACAGCCTTTTCTTGTTTATAATAAGATCTAATTAATTCATTTTGTAAGCCGATATTTTTTTCTAAATCACAACTTTTATCATATTGTAAAATGGTATTTCCATTATAAGCCTTCACCTCTTTAAGTGAAAATTGATCTCCAGAAAATTTTATCTTTTCCAGCCTTGTTTTAAATTGCTTATATGTTAAATCTTGCATATTAAAAAACTTTAATTATTATAACCGCCATATTAACTAATAAATTAATTATGTTAGCCGCTCAAATCTTGCTTGGTCTCTGTATTATTATGACCATTAATCTTTTTTAGTTCCTTTGGAATTAAGTCAGTGACGCACACACCTAAGACTTGCGCTATAATATATAACCTTTCTAGTGTGAGCCTATAAGCTCCATCCTCGTTATACTGTAACATTTTAGCACTAAATTTTTGATCTTTTGGCAATTCTTCTGGCAATTTATTTATTAAATCTTTCCTACTAAATCCTAACTCTTTTCTAACAAATTTTACCCTCTTGCCTAATATTCTATTTATCATTTTTAAAATAGTTTATGTCTTGATTTAGATTAATATAAGCATCTCCATAATTGCCATATCTAAGAGCTTGAGAGCATAGTTTTAATTGATTTATCATAAGTTGAATATTTACTTGAATTGCCTCTGTGTCGCTAAATTCAGCTTTAATCATCTTTTCAATGTCGGATAAAACATTACTCATTGATCTAGGCTTTTTATCAAATACAACCTCCGCCATATCTATTAATCTTGACTCATTAAAATGCTTTAAATCCTCTGGTGACAGACTTGATTTTAATTTCTCTTCTGCCTGCTTATATTGTAATAATAGTTCTTTACTCATTGATTATTGATTTAATATTTTTTATAAATTCCTTTGTAATCTTAGTCGGTATTGTTTTTTTATCTCTAAAAAGATTCTCAAATCTTTTGTTTAAATTATTTACCGTCTCTAACTTTTGTCTTAACTTTTGTTTTTTTATCATTTTATTGTAATTGAGTTAATAAATTATCTTTCAGCTCCTTAACTTCATTAAATAAGGTTGTGTCATGTTTATATAATTTACTTATATCAGATTTATAATCTCCGCAAATATCTTCAACATCATCCTTACTAGTCGCTTGCATTAATTTATCTTTTATAATATTAGCGGTATTAAGGTTTGACTCCTTCATTACTTCCTTCATATCATTATCAACCACCTTACTAATTTTTTTAGCTATACTAGTTGTTTTACCCTCCTTACTATTATCCATAGAATCAGCATCTTGATTATCATCTATACATAAAAGACCATTTAAGGCGTATTTTCTAGCATAAGAAGAGGTTGCCCCTGTGATTTGACTTGGATCCATACCTTTTTTACTTTCTGGCTCCCTTGCATAAGCGACGCTATTTACTTTTGAATTTAAATCTCCAATTTCAGCAGTAGCTTTAATATAAAATCTGTCGCCAATAACAACAGGCTCATCATTAATTACTAAAATTAGATTATATTCATCTAATAATGGCTTAACTCCTTCAAGGATAGACTCCGCATTTCTATATTTGTAATTACCAAATTTATTATATAGGTTTTTAGGGCAATTTAATTCCACTTGAACACGATTTAATTTATCGTGAAATGTTAATTCTTTTTTTTCTGTCATGATTTTAGTATTTAGTTATTAATTGAGATCCTACTTTTTTATTATATCTTTCGACTGATCTTCGTATAATGCTATCAAATAATCTGTAAACTTGATCTATTTTATTATCAACGCCCTGATCTGAAAATGTTTTTAATTTCTTGAAAAGATTTATAACTAATCTTTTTTCTTTGTATGTGTAAGTATTTAGTGCCATAATTTATTAATTTAATTGATTACCCTTTAATTTTAGCAACTCACTTTCTAATTGTCAAGTATTTATTTTACATGTAATGATAAAAGTTTAATAATAATTTCCGTCATATCGTCTAATATTTCTTGACATTTAAGATCGGTGTTAGGTATTTCACCCCTTAAAGCTTCAATTTTATTATCAAGATTTTCCACTTCCTGAATTACTTCTATTTGGTAAGAGTCCATAATATTTTTATTTAACTTGATTATCTATTAACTTTATTAAATCCTTCCTATCACTTGCTTTTATTCTAGGGTATCTTTCATCAACTAGATCAAAAATATATTCTGATAATTCTACCCCTTTCAATTCTTTGCACAATTTAATCTTAGAAAAAAACTTTCTAATTTTAATTTTCTTTTCAACTACCTTAGATAGCTTTATTGACACTCTTTCCATTTTACATTTATTCATAATTATAGCCCTATACATTGTTTATATTGATCGCTTTTAATATCGCACTTACTCACTCCTGCGAATGCAGAGGATAATAAAAACACAAAAGATATTATTATTAATATTGTATTTTTCATAATTATTTTATTAAGTGTTTGATCTTATCTAATTGACTTTGTGTTAGTTCAATTTGGATTTTTTCATCTTCGATTATCTCAATTTCTCGATCTAGACATTTGTGGAGTGAGTTATTTCTTGTTCCTGAAATTGATTTACATTTTAAAGATTCATAAGCTATGCAAAAAGCATAATATTTTATGTTATCAGCATCGATCTTGCGAGCATAGAGATTGCGAGCATCGATATTATGAGCATTGAGATTGTGAGCAACGATATTGAGAGCAATATCGATCTTGCGAGCATAGAGATTGCGAGCATCGATATTGAGAGCATTGATATTGTAAGCATCGATATTGTGAGCAACGATATTGTGAGCTTTTAGATTACAAGGAATTTTACAATCAAAAGTGATCTCTAAATCCTCCTTCAATACTATTGTGTTGGATTCATTGGCAGTTGCTATTAAATCGTCTAGTTCTTTTTGTGTTGTTATTTTCATTATTATTTTATTTGTCTTAAAATCTGTTCTTTACTACAATATAGTAATATAGTTTTTTTTCTAGTTTTTGAATTACGAAATTTATTTTTTTAATATCTTTTTTTGTTTTCAAAAGTTCTTTTTGATCTAAAGGGAAAAGTTTTAACTGCACTAACTTATCTAGCATCTCTCTATTTATTTTTAGTCTTTTTAATATTAGATATTTATTACAGTTCAATAAAATTGAAAAATAGATTTTTTTATTTAAGTTTAAAATTTTCATAATTAATTTATTAAGTGTTTGATTTTATCTAGCTGAGCTTTTGTTAGTTCAATTTGGATTTTTTCATCTTCGATTATCTCAATTTCTCGATCTAGACATTTGTGGAGTGAGTTATTTCTTTTTCCTGAAATTGATTTACATTTTAAAGATTCATAAGCTATGCAAAAAGCATAATATTTTATGTTATCAGCATAGATCTTGCGAGCATCGATATTGAGAGCATAGAGATTATGAACATCGATATTATGAGCATTGAGATTGCGAACATCGATATTGTGAGCACCGATATTGAGAGCATAGAGATTATGAGCATCGATATTGCGAGCATCGATATTGTAAGCATCGATATTGAGAGCATCGATATTGTGAGCAACGATATTGTGAGCTTTTAGATTACAGGGAATTTCACAATCAAAAGTGATCTCTAAATCCTCCATCAATACTATTGTGTTGTATTCATTGGCAGTTGCTATTAAATCGTCTAGTTGTGTTTGGTTTGTTATTTTCATGATTATATTTTATAAAATTCTATTAATTGCTTTGGTGTTGCTCTTAAATTAAAACAAGATCCAGCCATATGTTTTTTAGCTTCTTTATTTTGCTTTACTGCCGCTAGTACTATTTCTGGCGTTTTTTTTAAAACATATCTTAAAGATAGTCCGTCTTTTTTAACCATTTCCAAACATTCTTTGTCGGATTGATTAAACTTTAATTTTAATTGAAAAGGAGTCATAATTATATAAATTTACTTAATAACCTAACCAAGAAGAATCTAAAAGGGCTTAACCTCGCTAGATTTGTTAAACTTCCCTCATCGTGGAAATCTGCTTTGTAAAGATAAAATTTGATATGGTTTAATTGTTTAGTCATAATTTATTAATTTAATTGATTACCTCTCTATTTTAGCAACTCACTTTCTAATTGTCAAGTAAATTATTTATTCTACTTCAATTACCTCTTTATCATTTTTAATTAACGCTTTAATTAATATGTCGCAAGCATTAGTTGTATTTTCTTCTCCTGTATTTTCAACTAATATTTCTCTTAATTCTTCAATTTCAAAACTTCCTTGTTGGTAGTCAAAATATTCTAATAAATAATCAACGCAGTCTTGCTCTTCTGGTTCTAAATCTGTATCCCATATTGTGTTATCTTGATTTACAAACCTTTCTATCCATCTTCTTTTGTTGGTTTTGGTGAATTCTTTTAAATATCTATAACATTCTTCCCAGTTGACAAATATAGCGGTTTGCTCTCCAAAAAATATAAGTTCTAAACGCCCCTTAAAATGACCATGTATTGACTTTTGTACGATAAACTCGTCATTTAACTTGTTTTTCAAATGATACAGTGATTTGTTTTTATAATCTTGTTCTTTTGTCATTTTAATCTGTTAAAACTTTTCTATCAATTTCTTGTTTTTGAATTTTGCCCCAAACAATATTGCTAATTATTTTACCAACTTTGTCTTTTTGGTTGTATAATTCTTTATCTCTTTTTAAAATGGCTTTTATCATTTTCTTAATATTATCTTCGGTAGGCTGTTTATTTTCCTTGATAAGGTTAAAAGCTATTCTTTCTAAAAATGTTTTTTCTGTATTATTAAGTTTCATAATTAGTTTGGTTTAAATTGATTACCTCTCTATTTTAGCAACTCACTTTCTAATTGTCAAGAACTATTTGCAATTTAATTTTAACTGTTTAATATTAATTTTGCAGGGGGTTCACTTCTTCTTTCATATTTATGTTGATTTAGAATATTGATTACGCCCCCCTGCGATTCCCCTTTACATTTAAAATTCATATACTAGAATAATTAACGAGGCGAGCGGCTTAATGGTTTGGGTCGCTCAGATCTTTAAGTTTTGGGTTGCGAATCCGCCACCGCTTTATAACACACGCCCTTTTATTAGGTTGTGCCGTAGCCTTCATAGACTACGGCTTTTTTTATGTCTAAAATTCTCTTGACAATTAAAATTACAGGTTAATAATAAGATATGTTAAAATCGTTCCACAAAACAATTTAACACCGGACGCCTCGCAATGGGGTTGTCCAAGTAATTAAGTAATAAGTTTAAATATGGAAAATAAAATTCAAGAAGTTAATAGACTTCATCGTAGGCATACTGCCAAAATACTAACAAAATTAAAAGAAATAAACGCAGCAGAGATTATTATTGATGCTGTAAAAATGCAATTTTCGCATTACTCAAACGATATTAAGGATCAGGTTCTAACAGGTAATTTTAAAAATAATGACAAATTTAATAGATAGCGGATTTATAAAGCTACAAAGAAAAATTTTAGAATGGGAATGGTATGACGATATACCAACCAAAACCCTTCTTATTCATTTATTATTAAAAGCTAATTTTAAAGATAAAACTTGGCGTGGTATTTTGATCAAAAGAGGGGAGTTTTTGACAGGAAGAAAAGAACTTTCAAAGGAAACTGGTCTTTCAGAGCAACAAATTAAAACAGCTTTAAATAAGTTAAAATTAAGCCAAGAAATAGCAGTAACAACAACCAACAAATTTTCTATTATAAAGGTAGAGAACTATTGCGATTATCAAGATAAAAAAATTGACAGCAACCAGCAAATAGAACAACCAACAACTAACGACCAAACAACAATCAAACAACAATCAACCACAACTAAGAATGAAAAGAAAGAAAAGAAAGAAGTAAATAGTCTGATAGAATCACAATTTGAAGAGTTATGGAATGAATACAAAATATTGCACACCCCGAAAGGAAACAAGGAAAAAGCATTAGATAAATTTAAGAAGCTTTTATCTAAAAATAAATTTGAAGATATAATCAGAGGAACTAAAATTTATATTAAGAACTGCCATACTAAAAATATATACACAAAACAAGTAATATCATTTTTAAACGGTGAAACATGGAAAGAATACCTAGAAATAGATACTCAATCAAACACAGAGCAACGCACAACCGATTTAATCAATAAAATGATAAATGCTACACTGATTAATAGAATTAGTATTAAAAACTCAAATTTAGCTTGTTTTCACACAACGAAAGAAAATAAAGAAAAACTAAATAATTTGCCAGAAGATCAAAAGCAAGAAATTAGAAAAATTGTAAAAGATAGTTTTGGAATTAAAGAGATTGAATATATTTATTAACCTTAAATTAAAATAATTATGACTATATTCACAAATATTCAGCATCGCAGAAATCAATTAATAACAAAAGGTTTAAACCCCAGTTCTTTAGTTTTAATAACTAATCAAAGAACAATGTATCATATTCTATATGATGCTGGAGTAGATAAAAAATTACTTAAAGACTCTAAAAATACTCAACAATTTTATGGGATGAAAGTTATTATTATAAAAAGTGACAATTTCCAACACAACCTTGATTTACATTTTGAAATACATGAATTAATAAACCATGACTAAATACGAGAACATAGAAGCAGAGCAAGTAATAATCGGATCTGCTATAATGAATAATAGCCTACTTCTAAATATAGCTGATATTTTAGAAGAAAAGCATTTTTATTATGAAGAGCATAAGATTATCTGGAGGGAGTTTATAAGAATAGGAAAAGAAGGCGGAACTGCTGACCCTGTAACCCTAAAGGGTTGCTTAAATAATGTAGCTTTTAAGCACCTAGGGGGCAGTAAATACCTTTCAATATTAATACAATTAGCAAGTGGAACTGCCGATATAAGAGGTTATGCAAAAACACTAATTGAGCTGTGGAAAAAAAGAGAATTAGAAGTTTTGATTGAGAATTGCAAGGAGTCATTACAAGACAAGAATTTTGATTATTTATCTTCTAAATTACAGAACGATATGCTAAAATTAGATAGTAATAATCCAGTGCAAAAGGTGCAGCATATTTCAGAGGTAATTGCCGATATTGAAAATGACGAAAGAAACTTACTAGATAATGATTTTGTAACAACAGGATTTAATAAATTAAACCATATATTAAATGGCGGATTTCACAAGAAACAATTAGTTGTAGTAGGTGCCAGACCTTCCGTTGGTAAAACTTCAATTGCTCAACAAATGATATTAAAAGCTAGTGAGTCAGGTAAGAAATGCTTATTTATATCATTAGAAGTTGATAAAAAAAATGTATTCCTGAAATTTGTTAGTAATATGGTTAGCATTGACGGCTATAAACTGCAAATGAGAAAGTTTAATGAATCAGAATCAGAGGCAATAAAACAGGCTAAAGAAGATTTAAGAGAATTAAATATTTATGTCAATGATTCATCATCTCTTAATGTATCACAAATTGAAAACATAATCAAAAAGCAATTAGAGATAGAGCCAGTTGATATAGTTTTTATTGATTATATCCAGATCATAAGATTTTTAAATCAAGGTAATTTTAATGAAGCTAGTGCCATAAAAGAAAACACAAGCCGATTAAAAGAAATAGCTAAAAAATATAATGTAGGAGTTGTAGCATTAGCGCAAATTAGCCGTAAAGGGGTTGAGAATAACCAAGAGCCAACAGTTAATGATCTAAAGGGTTCTGGAGGTATTGAAGAAGATGCAGATGTTGCAATATTGTTGCATAGGGATAAAAACCAAGAAGATGACGGGAGTTATTTTGCTAATAATGGAAAGTTAATAATTGCCAAAAATAGGCACGGAGCAACGGGGGTCGTTGGCTTTGAGTTTGAGGGTAAATTTTCAAGATTTACCGAATCAGTAAATAATTTTTAACATGGAACACATAAGCAAACCAATAGAAAGAATATTAAAAGAAATTAAAGAAAATGATAATAAAAACTGAAGAGTTAACATGGTCAGATCTAAAAGATTTTAATGATATACTGGAATCTTACATAAAAAATGTAAATATATTTATTGGTCAACCATTTACTAACCTTGAGGGGTGTCAAAAGTGGTATGTTAAAGAATATATAAAACAATCTTTAAAACTAGACGATAGACACACTTGGTTAATGTTAAAAAAACAAGGTAAAAATATTGGAGTGCTGGGGTTAAGTGGAGGTTGTGACGGAAGCGGAGAAATAACCATTGCCATTAAAAAACGATATAGAAAAAAGGGATATGGTGCTTTATTCTTATTATTGGCAGAAATTTATATTCTAGACAGGGATAAAACTATAGATTACCTATACGCAGAGCCTAATAAATATAGTAAAAAAATATTTATAAAAGCAGGATACAGTATAGACTACTATGAACCTTTTAAATACATTAGATAACTTAAATTAAAATAATATTTGACCAATAAATAAACACCATTTAAATTAAGTTTTGTAATCAACTAAATCAATAAACTATGAAAAAAACATTAAAAGAATTTCTTGAAAAAAATAATGCTTGTAAAGGTGGTTATTTATTCGCTAAAGATCTAACCCTCGAAGAGTTCTTAGCAACTTGTCCTCGAGGAGATTGGATTTTATGGCTTTTTGTTAAGTCTAATCCAGATTCTTTAAAAGAACTAACCCTTGCAAAAGGTCATTGTGCCAACACGGTTAGACACTTGATGGAAGATAAAAAAAGTATAAAAGCCGTAGATGTAGCCATTGCATTTGGCGAGGGTAAAGCAACTAAAAAAGAGTTAAATTCTGCTTCTGCCGCCGCTTATGCCGCTTCTGATGCTTCTGCCGCTTCTGCCGCTTATGCCGCTTCTGACGCTGATGCCGCTTATGCCGCTTCTAATGCCACTTATGCCGCTTTTGCCGCTTCTGCCGCTTATACCGCTTATACCGCTTATACCGCTTATACCGCTGATGCCGCTGATGCCGCTGATGCCGCTTCTGATGCCGCTTCTGGTGACTCCACTTCCCCTACCTATAAACAAAACCAGATGGAAACAGCGGATATATGCAGGAAGTATTTACCTTTACAAATCTGGAATATAAAATAATTATGAATAAAATAAAAGACAATGAACAAAGAAAACAAAATAAGAGATTTATTAAACTCATTAGAGGAAAATCTTAATGAAAGTATTAATGATAATATAGAACCGATAGAAGATTTTAAAGTATTTAATAAGTACTTTATTGACTGGTATAATGAAGATATTTCTAAGAAATTAGGTCTTTGGATTTCCTATTCCCATTCTCAACGATATTGTGATAAGATTGATAACTTTTTAAATGAATTAAAATAATTATGAAAAAAACACTAAAAGAATTTCTTGAAAAAAATAATGCTTGTAAAGGTGGTTATTTATTCGCTAAAGATCTAACCCTTGAAGAGTTCTTAGCAACTTGTCCTCGAGGAGATTGGATTTTATGGCTTTTTGTTAAGTCTAATCCAGATTCTTTAAAAGAACTAACCCTTGCAAAAGGTCATTGTGCCAACACGGTTAGACACTTGATGGAAGATAAAAAAAGTATAAAAGCCGTAGATGTAGCCATTGCATTTGGCGAGGGTAAAGCAACTAAAAAAGAGTTAAATTCTGCTTCTGCCGCCGCTTATGCCGCTTATGCCGCTTATGCCACTTATGCCGCTTATGACGCTGATGCCGCTTCTAATGCCGCTTATGCCGCTTATGCCGCTTATGCCACTTATGCCACTTATGCCGCTTCTGCCGCTTCTGGTGCCGCTTATGACGCTTCTAATGCCGCTTATGCCGCTTATGCCGCTTCTGATGCTTCTGCCGCTTATGCCGCTGCCGCCACTTATGCCGCTTCTGCCGCTTTTGCCGCTTCTGCCGCTTCTGGTGACTCCACTTCCCCTACCTATAAACAAAACCAGATGGAAACAGCGGATATATGCAGGAGGTATTTACCTTTACAAATCTGGAATATAAAATAATTATGAACAATATAGAATTTCCAATAAGACTAAACCCTAAAAACATAGGGTTAATAACTAAATTCATTAACGAAAAAATGGATATAAAAGCTAAAATATTAAAGCAAAACTTATCACAGAATAGAATTGACGAACTGCCTTATAAAAACATTAGCACCCATGATCGAACAGGATATAAACACGCTTATATAAAAATAGAGGATATGTCAATTGAAATAGGTGACGAAATCCATATTGTAGGTGGTAAAATAACAGTAAAAAGAAGCTTGATTTATAAATAATAAGTTTTAAAATAAAAGAGTAATCAATTAATCAAATAATTATGACAAATAAACTAATATTACCAGAATTACCAAAAGAAAGGGGAGATATTATTAAGCAAGATAATGTTGATAAGTTATTAAATCAAATCAACGACCTAAATAATATAGTCTTTGACTTCACAAAAGAAGATGATATCAGTCAAGCTAAAGACTTTAAGAAAAATGCTAATAAATTTATCAAAGAATTTAAATCTTTTTGTGATCCGTTAGAGGAAGAGGGTAAGAAGATAGCTAAAACTAGAAGCAATATAAAGCTTACACTTGAAAAAATAGTTGATGAAAAACTATTCCCATTAAAAGAGCGAGAAGATAAAATCAAAGCTATTAAAAATAAATTATTCATCCCTAGTTTAGATATACATTCTTGCAAAAGTAAATTACAAGACTTAAATGATTTAAACAATTATTCTTGGTTAGCCTTTGAAGAAGAAGCTACTGCATTAGTTGAACAATCTAAAAACTTCTTAGAAAATGAATTAATCAAATTTGAAAAAGAAGAGCAAGAAAGAATCGAAGCAGAAGAAAAAACTAAAAAAGAAAGAGAAGAGCAACTTGTAAAAGAAGCAGAAGAAAGAGCTAGAAGAGATGAGAGGAGGAAAATTGAGGAAGAAAAGCGACTAAAAGAAGAAAACGAGCAAAATATTTTAGACTACAAGCAAGAAGTTCAATGTGAAAAAGAACACAAGCGAACAATACACAATGATATTTTGTCAGATTTGATGGATTTGGAAGAAGAAATAACAACAGATCAATACAAAGTCATTATTAAGGCAATCGCCAATGGTAGGATCAAACATTTAACAATTAAATATTAATTATGGTAAACAAAGTAATATTAATAGGATCACTAGGGCAAGACCCTAAGTTTTCAAACTTAAACAACGGCAAAGAGGTTGGAGAATTTTCCATTGCCACTAATGAGTACTGGAAAGATAAAAACACAGGCGAAAAGCAAAGCAAGACTGAATGGCACAACATAAAAGCATTTAACAGCGTTGGATTTGTTAAGTACCTTAAAAAAGGCTCTAAAGTCTATATTGAGGGAAGCCTTCAAACTAAGAAAAGCGTTGACAAGAAAGGGATAGAACGATATTATACTAGTATTCTTTTAAATAAAGTAGAATTACTAGATAAGAGAGAAAGCGACCAGAATATTAACAAAGGAAATCAACAACAAGAAGATGATAACCTTTCGGAAATTCCATTCTAAAATGACCAGACTAGAACAATACATAAAAACCTACACAAGAAAACACAACTTCACCATAAGCGAAAAGCAGAAGGGGTTAATTGAAAAAGCTAAAGCCAGATTTCTAAAAAGAAAAAAGGGTATAGATACATTTAAAATGCTATTTATCCAGAATATAAACAGCTTCAAGCTAGATTTATCAGATGTATTTGAGTATAAGGCGGAAGGTAGAAAATAATAAAAACTATAGAAAGTAATATTGAGAAGGTAAAAACTGAACTAGGTATAAAATCTTGACAATAAAGACTAAAGATATACAATAGAACTATTTCAATTAATATCTTAAATAAATGACCGAAGAAGTAAAAGATTTAGGGGGTAGACCATTACTATTTGAATCAGCAGAAGAGCTACAAAAAAAGATAAATGAATATTACGAATGGTCAGAAAAGAAAGAAAAGCCAATGACTCTAGAAAGGTTGGCAGTATTTTTAGATTGTAGTGTTTGGACTTTAAGAAATTACCAGAAAAAAGAGAAGTTTTTCCCTGCTATTGAAAAAGCTAGATCAGTAGTGCTAGCGGACAAGGTAGAAAGACTGAATGAGGGCAAGGCTACAGCAGGGATCATATTTGACCTTTGTAACAACAATAAAGACTTATACACCAACAAGGAGAGAGATGGTAACGATAAAATCATCAATGTTTACACTAATTCACCAGTTAAATAATGGAACTACTAACAAGCAAAGCAATAACTAAAAGAGTATCACCAACAACGTTAGAAGCATTATTGAAGCTAGAAGACAAGAAGTTAATCATAAAAGGCTTAATCAATGAGCTATTACCCATCTTCCCATCACTAGATCTTGAAGAATACAAAAAGATCAACAAAGAAATCATTAAATTGATTGATTTCAAGCCAAAAACTCCAAAAAAATAAACCCCCACAGATCAAGGATTAGGCAACATTGCACACGCGGTGGAGACCAAAAATAATTCATTAATTATTTACTTGACAATTAGAAAGTGAGTTGCTAATATTAAGAGGTAATCAAATTTAATCAATAATATTATGACTAATAAACTAACAATATTAAAAAACTCTTTAGAAAAAAAGAATAAAATATTAGATCAAAGGTTTGATACTCATTTTGACGATGTAAGAAGGGGTAACGGTCAACCTATGAACGACAAAAGAAATGGAGCTAGTACGCTCAGAAGATGGGATAAACAAGAGGACGCAATCCGTAACCAAAAAAAGGAAATTGAAAAAACGGAAAGAGCTATAGAAAAAGAAGAGTGTAAGATTAATTATTGTGAATCTATCAATAAAAAAATACCTCATCAAATTTTAAAGCTTGTAGAAAGTGGGATATTAACGCAATGGAGAAAATACCCAAATAGATTTTTTGCTGTAGGAGTTGATAAGGCTCGTATTATATGGGATATTAATAAGAAAGAATTAAGCTGTAAATATGTGTCCGCTATTCCTGACAAAGAACAGTATTCAAAATTTAGAGATATATTTAATGGATTAAGAAAAGAAATTCATAATATTTATATTAACTAACTCAAATAATTTACTTGACAATTAGAAACTCACTTGGTAAACTAAAGGAGTAATCAATTCAAATCAAACTAATTATGACTAACTTAAATAATAAATTAACCCCAGAAGGAAAGCAAATGCAATATAGAATTGCTTTAGAGATGGTAAATAATAATTTAGAGCCTACACCAAAAAATATAGAATCAACTTTTCAAAATATTTTAAAAAGAAAATCAAATACAATAGAGGAGGAAAGAAACATTGTAAGAAATTTATTAAAACCTGAAATAATGGCAAAAGTAGATAAAAGAGTTAGAAATCAACATTAACTACAAAGACGGAGAATACACGATAACACACAAATAAACCATGAAAACAATACAAGAACAACAAAGCGAGGAAGTGCAGATTGCTATTAATGAAATGATATTAGGTTAAGTATATGAAAATAGTAGATATAAAAAATAAGTCGTCAGAACGAAGAAGAATAGAGCAAGCATTTATATTTATTCAACTATACTTTGTTGTAAAATATGAAGCAATAAGCGGCTTTGAAGATAGGAAAAGTATAATAGAAAAGTATATTCAAGGCATATTAAAACCTAGTAGCCCAAAAGAGCTAAATAAGATCAATAATAGAATAGCCAAGCTAAATATTGATTGTGGAATAATGGATATGTTAAAAAACAACATACATGGACATAAATTTATATTACTAATGTATTTCTTAACCCTCGAAATTGTAGAAAACAGCAAAACTATATTACCAGAAGAATTACAGTCATTATTTAATGACTTCCTAGAGGTAGAGAATGAGAATAACACGGAAGAGGCGAGGGAGAAATTAAGACTATCAGCAAGAAAGCAAGCTGGTAAATTGTTTATTAAATTACAAAGCTTAAGATATTATAAATAAATTATAAATAGTAAAATAATATAAATGGAATTTAACTTACACCCTAGGCAGGCAACACAAATGATAGAGGCTAAGACTGACGGCATTAACAACAAATATTCAGATCCAGAAAAACAATCAAAACTTGACGAATTAAATTTATTAACTACAATAGAAGAAATACAAACTTTCGACTATTAAATGGACATAACACTTCCCTATAATTATCAATTAAGGGATTATCAACAGCCTTTATGGGATGCGGTAACTGTAGAAGGTTATAAAAGGGCAATCTATGTATGGCATAGAAGAGCGGGAAAAGATCTTTTTGGTCTTAATCTTATAATCCTTTATGCTTTAACTGGAACACCTGGCACTTACTGGCATATTTTCCCTACATACAATCAAGGTAAGAAAGCAATATGGAGTGAATCAGATGTCAATGGTCGTAAATATCTTGACTATATACCAAAAGAACTAATCAAACGCCAGAACAACCAAGAAATGAAGATCGAATTTTACAACGGTTCAGTCTATCAAATAGTAGGCTCTGATAATGTAGATGCTTTAAGGGGTGCTGGTATTAAGGGAGCTGTATTTTCAGAGTATGCAGAACAACGCCCTAGTGCTTGGGAGGTAATTCAACCAATGCTTATGGCAACTGGTGGTTGGGCTTTGTTTAATTTCACACCAAAAGGGCATAATCATTCTTATGAGCTGTTTGAAATGGCTAAACAGAATAAGAAATGGTTTTCTCAAATATTGACCGTTGACGACACAATGGGGCAGCACGAGTTTACAAAAGAGCAAATAGAGCAGATCAAACAAGAATTTATACAAAGAGGAAAGACATTAGACTTATTCAATCAAGAATATTACTGTAGTTTTAATAGTGCTATAGAGGGAGCTTATTATTCATCACAAATGAGTAAAGCCAAGGAAGACAAAAGGATTACCAATTTACCTTACGAACCAAATCTATTAGTGGATACTTGGTGGGATTTAGGGGTTAATGATACAACGGCTATATGGTTCACACAGCAATACGGAAACGAAATAAGAATAATAGATTATTTAGAAGATAGTGGAAGAGGTTTAGACAGTTACATTAAAGAGCTAAAAGAAAAGCCTTATATTTACGGAAATCACAATGCCCCACACGATATAAGAGTTAGAGAGTTTACAAGTGGTCGCTCTAGGTATGATATAGCATGGGATTTAGGTATAGCATTTGATGTAGTGCCGAATATTCCTGTTGCAGACGGAATTAACGCTGTAAGGGCGATATTTCATAAATGTATATTTGACGAAACTAAATGCAAAAAAGGATTATTAGCATTACAAAATTACAAGAAGCAATTTGACGAAATAAGAAACTGCTTCAAAGACAAACCTCTTCATGATTGGTCAAGTAATGGGGCTGATGCTTTTAGATATTTAGCAGTAGGAATAGACGAAAAGAACTTCTTACAAAATAAGAATCAATCAGACTACGCTATAACTTGACAATAAAACAAGTTTTTCTATAATGGTAGTTATTTAACTTAATATTTTAATTATGGGCGGTAGTAATGTAATTAGGCAGGTAGCCAATTTAACCTTACCAGGTATGATAGCAGAAGGAGTAAAAAGAAAGAAAAAGCAAGCAAGAGAAAGAGCAAACGCAACAGCA